CCATTCATCATAATCTTGAATGCCCCTTTTAGAGCATTACGACAAGGTTCTGGTGTAGAACTTTTGACAGCTTCAATACCCATAATCTTGAGTTTAGGTTCATCATACTGAACACCTTCAGAGTTATGAACATTCAGAATATAGTGTTTCTTGCCAGTCCAGATTCCAACATCTGCAAGAACTTCTCTTTTCATTACCATCTTTTGTTGAAATGCATTTACATATTCAGCCATTTCACCATAACATTTATCAATAACATCTTGTATTTTACCTTCACATACTTTGTCCATGAATTCAATAATTTTATTCGTATCTGTAAGACCTACTTTATGTACGAGAGAATCAAGAGTAACATACAAAGAGTCAGTATCGGAAGCGAGGACATAATCATCATTTTCTGTTTCTAATATTTTGTTTAAGTATTGATTGACTGCTCTCTCAGCCCAACGAATAGAGAGCTGACCCGCAACGGATACAGCCTCTGCATTCCTCACATCATAAAAACGAAACCATTGATTACCAAGGGCTCCATAAGCTGAGTTGAGAGCAATCTTTAAATTAATCTGCATATTATGATACTGAGCCAATTTGTTAGTATCTGCAGCTTTACCTTTCTTCTGTTCCGCAATCATTAACTGTTTATACTTCACGCGGTCAGTATACATCTTTTCCATGAGTGCTGGAAGAAACCCTTGTTTCTTACGAGTATACAAAGAACCATTTGGAGTCATGGTAAGATTTTTTTCTTGAAGAAACTTAGTATCTACTTCACCATTAAGTAGAGGTTCTACCAATCCAGACTCAGGATACATACTTACAAGTGTCTCAGGAGAAATATTGTATTGCATTATCAGATGCGGATATAGAGAGTTCAAGTCAAAACTAGCAACCCATTTGTGCCGACCAATATTTGGTTCTTTGACATACGCACCTTCATACGCTTCTGATTTAGTCTCATGTTTCTTTGGTGGAACAACTATTTGTTGATCTTTCAAATGATTATAGATAATACAATCCCACATCTTTACAGGACTGAATACATCATTGAAGTTACACTTGGCCATGTAAGCTAGTGAGATAATCATCTCCAAGAGTTTCATCTTCTCTTCTAGTCTTTCCAACAAAACAACATCATGAACATTATAATCTACAAATTTTTGATAGTTTGTTTTATATAATTCGTGAAGTGAAGCATACTCTGAATAATCTATTTTCTTTTCACCTAACTCTGCGTAGGCGATGTGATTCAAAGAATACGACTCTTGATTGACATAGGTAAACTTTTTATAAGCATCCATGTAGTCAATACTTGAAATACCAACCAAATCAAAAATCTGTTGTTTTCTATTACCAAATAGTGTTATTTCATTCTCTTTATACCAGCCCCAAGGTGAAAGTTTGTTAGCCATTTTTCCACCAAGAATTCTGACTATACGATTGACAAGATATGGTATATCAAAAAATCTTGAATTCCAGCCAGTAATAATATCTGGATAATTCATAGACCAATCTAGTACAAAGTTCTCTAATAATCTTTTTTCATTCTCACAATGAATATACTGAATACCTTCGGCTGGTGTATACTCTTGACAGCCATACACCTTGAAACTTTTTCCACAACGATAAGAGATAGCCAAAACTTCTTCGTTGGCACTTCTTACATCTGGAAAACCATTTTCAGAACTGGTTTCAATATCAATATAACCAATCTTAATCTTATCTAAATCATAGTCAACCATACCGCGATAGTTGTCAGAAATAAAAGAATATTGAAACTGGTCAAAACCAAAAACATTACCACCATACTCTTTCATGGCTTGGCGAGAATCTTTCATAGAGCCCCACTTTACAGCAGCAACATTTCGATTATCTAAGGTTTTCCATTGAGGATTTTGAGGTTTATGAGATTCTACAAATAAGGTAGGTTCATAATTTACTTTTTCTTTGAATGATTCACCGCGATCATTGACACCTCTTAAAGCAATGAAATTACCATGAGGTTGAACATTAGTATAAAACATTAATAATTATAGTATTTGATGTATTTCACTTTTAATTTATCTAAGTTATTATAACACAATATGATTTGATTGTCAACCCATGAGCGCCCACGATTTGCACCTATTACAAATAAAATTTGTAAATAGATTAACCACACATATTTCATATTTTTCTCCTATGTTAGAAGACCATTCTTGTATTGTGTCTTTCCATTAACTCTTAGAGCAGTCATTGTTTTACTACGATTACTACCATCAAGAACGTAAGAACAATGTACCCATCCACTATTTGGGTCAACTCCATCATAAAATTCTAGAATAAGTTGATCAAATATTAGATTTTTTTCAATCCATTTTGCAAGGTCTGGATTTGAAATTTTTGTAGATTCAAAATCTGCTGCTTGTCCATTACAATGTTGACTTGTTTTTGAACCACCCACTGCCTTGTTCAGCGCTGGAGAACGATATCCACTATTGATACGAATAATTCCAAATTCATCTCTTATCGGTTGTAGAATAAAATTACAGAGATTAACTAGATTAATAACGTGTTCTCTTGAAGCGTCATTTGAAATTCCCAAACGATCAGCAGTAGAACTTTTTATCATTTCTTGATACCCAAAGTTCTTTGTTAAGTGACCATTGTAAGATGGTTTCTTGGCTGCCATGATATCTTTCCCTAAGTTTTATCTATATCAACTGATCCAGTAGTAGGATCATATTTTACTGTAAAGGTTACTTCTATTGGTTTAATAGTTCCATCTTTTAAATTGATAGGAAGTTTACCTTCTACAGCTCCTATTAATGCATCTTTTGCATTATCAAAAGTGTGTGTAGGATCTTCCTTTATTACTTTATCTAATTCTTTCCTTGACTTTTCTGGAAGAATATCGTCTATCATTTTTTCAACGTGTTCTGATGCTAAGTCTTGAGCTTTATCAACTACTAGCCCAGCCACCACATTGAACAACATACCTGCCAGTGGTAACATAATAATCTCCTAAAATTTAAATCCTTTTGGGTCTTGTAGGTATTTTTCCCACATTTCTACCCCGCGTGCCGACATTGGCCTCTGTTCTACTTTTTGAAAAAATTGATCGCGGGTTAAAAAATTATATTCTATTTTTTCTTCCACATCATCAAAAAGTACTTCTTTTAATACTTTTCTAGTTGCCATTTTATAGTCCTATTGTAAATTTTTCCATGTATTTGTTTTTTTGAAATTCTCTGGATCAGTTTTAAAATATTCATATTCTTCTTCAACATTCAATTGAATTCCAGAAGCTATTACGGATTTTCTAAAATCTTCAATATCATTCCAATTTTTACTAGCCTTACTAACTGTTTTTTTAGGAGCTTTTAAAATTTCTCCCATTGCTTTAGATATCTTTTTTTTGCCTTTTTTTGCCTGTGCCATTTATATCCTTTACTTTGTTAAAAATTTATAAGCTGCGGTTTCTTTGAATTCTACAGGATTCGATGTGTAAGCTTCATAGAGTGCTGGAATATTAACTGGAATAAACTCTGAATTAAAAAGTAATCCAGTTTCAGTTACTGCTTCTGTAAATTCTTCGATACTATTCCAAGTTACATCATTTGATACTACTTCTGGTGCAATTACTTCTACTTCTTCAATAAGATCTTCTTTATTGTGTCTTTTGTCTAACTCTACACCAAGAGTTCTACCTTCTTTTTCTAATTCTTTTTTAGAATTCTTTTTTTTGGATTTTGCCACTTCACTGCTCCTATTTTAGTTTATGTTAATTTTATAATATTATTTATAATCCCCCAATACTGCAGGCAGGATTTTTGGTAAACAACATTGGGGGCACCATTATAATTATTGACCGATAGGAATCAGTCTTGGTTTTTTCTCATCTGGAATTACCCGCTCCAGATTCACAATAAGCATGCCGTCTTGGAGATCAGCACTCTTAACAATGATATCATCACTCAGTTGAAATGCTCGAGAAAAAGATCTCTTAGCAATTCCACGATGTACAAAACCAATTTCATTGTTAGAACTTATTTCATCATTATCTACCCCATCATCTTTCTTGATAACTGAACGAACAGTAAGTGTACTATCAGTCAGTTCCACTTCAATGTCATCTTTTGTAAAACCAGCAAGAGCTAATTCTACAACATACTGTAGATCATTAATTTTACGAATATTATATGGTGGATAACTTGTTTGAGCGGTATCCACATTAGAAAGACGATTAAAAAATGTATCGAATCCAACGCTGAATCCGAGCATCTTTTGTAAGTCTTGTGGTGTGGGGAATGTGTGTGGTGCTAATGTATACATAGGGCCTCCTTTAAAGCGAGGTTAATATTACACTCCAATCTTCAGCACGTAGACTTGGAGTAAGTTAGAGGTTACCACTATGGTCAACCTCAGTCGCGCCAACCTTCTCCTTTGAAGAGATGATTGCAACGATGTTTGAAAACAGTCCAAAGTAGACTGCTCAATGAATCAGAAGTATAATTTCCCGATTCTTTTACTATCAATTTGTATTTAGTCCTCATAATTTTTTCATCAATTTGCCAATTACTATTGTAGTATTTAGTCATAATGTAAAAAAGTGTAAAGGGCGAGTTTAATCACCCTTTGTCAGATGTATATATGTTTACTTCTTGGAATAAATTCCCCAAAGTACCCATACTGCTACTAGACCGACTAGGCCTTCAGCACCCAACTCTTTAACTAAAGCTGTTACTGAACCAACGACATCAAGGCCGAGGAATGGTACAGCTGCTCCGAAAAGAATTTGAAGAACTACACCTAATGCGATCAACGCAAGACCAGCTTCTGTAAGACTGCGAATCCAGCCTGTTGCTTTTTCTAACATAGGATTACTCCCTTTTTGAATTATAGTTTTGGCCATATAACTCCTTTGTTATTTGCCAGTTGAACCAAATCCACCTTCACGCTCGGTCTTCTGAACTGGTGGTTTTTTGATTTCGGTTAAACCATGATATATCTTTTTCACCAATTCAGCTTGACATATTCTATCTCCATTATTTATAACCTTTGGAGATTGAGATATGCTAGTCATCATAACGAAAATAGGATCTACATAGTCAGAATCTATTATACCCTCACAATTTGTCAGGTATAATCCTTCATTCCAAGCCAAACCTGACCTAGAGTGAAGCCTAACTGAGTATCCTTCTGGAATATCAAAGATCAATCCAGTAGGAATTAATACTCTTTCCATGTTATTAACTTGAAGAACTCCGTTCTTAAAAGGTTTTTCGATTAATCTATTTAGAGTATCTTGACGCACTTTGTATTTTTCTAGTCCATCAAAACACGCATGAATATCGAAACATGCTGAACCCTCTGTTGCATAGATAGGGTCTTTTGCATTCTCATGTAATTTATAAAATTTTAATTTTGTTTCATTCTTGTTGGTCGCCATCTTCAGTCCTTTTACTTCCAATATTATATTTTGCTGTAAGATCCCATTGGTCTTTTTCTTTAAAAGATAGGATCTTTAGTTGATTCAATGGAACAACTGATTCACTTGAAGATTCTGGATTCACTAGTGCAATTAAGCCCCATTCCGATAAAAGATTTGCTATTGTGTTTCTTCTTGCTTGGTCATTTTCTG